AGCAGATTGTTTGGCTTGTGAGGGATAATGACAGACAGTAGTTTATTTGATGGGGTTAATTATAAACCATTAAAAAATAAAAAGAGAAAACAAAAAAAGAAAGAAAAACAATCTGTGCTATGGACAGTATATCATACTATCTTAGCCATAGAATTATTAATCATAATTATTATAGAAGGAGTAGAATTATATCATGGGTTTTAATAGTTATAAAATAAGAGACGGAAAACATATTCCAACTGAAAAATATAAAAAAAACTGGGACAGTATATTTGGTAAAGATAAAACTAAAGAAGAGTTACCAAAAGAAGAAGAAGATTACATTAAGGAGTTAGAAAAAAAGATATGAGTTTATTTGACAAACGAACTTACTACAAGCCATTTGATTATGGGTGGGCTTTTGAAGCTTACGACATGCAACAAAAAATGCATTGGCTTCCAAGCGAAGTACCATTACACGAGGATGTAAGAGACTGGAATGAAAGATTAACAGTAGAAGAAAAAAACTTAATAGGACAAATATTAAAGTTCTTTACTCAAGGTGATGTGGATATAGCACAAGCTTATTTAGATAAATACATACCTAAATTTAAAGCACCGGAAGTTAGAATGATGTTGTCTTCTATAGCAACAAGTGAAGCTAATCATGCACATAGTTATTCATTATTAAATGATACTATTGGTTTGCCTGATAAAGAATACAAAGCATTTCAAGAATACAAAGAGATGGCTGATAAACATGAATACTTGTTTACATCTAAAGGTAAAGGACTAGAAGGTATGGCTAGAGAGATAGCTTGTTTCTCTGCATTTGGTGAAGGCTTACAGTTGTTTGCATCATTTGTTATGCTTCTTAACTTTCAAAGATATGGACGTATGAAGGGAATGTGTCAGATTGTAACTTGGTCTATTAGAGATGAGACACACCATGTTGAAAGCATGATTAAATTGTTTCATCAATTAATAAAAGAAAACCCAAATATTTGGACAGAAAAATTTAAAGCAAGTATTTATCAAACATGTAGAGATATGGTAGACTTAGAAGATAAGTTTATTGATTTGGCTTTTGCTATGGGTGGTATCAGAGGATTAAAAGCAGAAGAAGTTAAACAATATATTAGATACATTGCTGACAGAAGACTGTTACAATTGTCTTTAAAACCTAATTATGGTGTAAAAGATAACCCATTAGGTTGGTTAGATTGGGTATTAAATGGTGTAGAACATGCTAATTTCTTTGAGAACAGAGCTACAGAATATAACAAAGGAACTATAACAGGAAACTTGTGGGACTAAAGTGCCCTTTTTAGAAGAAAACAATATGATTGACCAAGAAGATTTAGTTTTACCTGCAACAGTAGACGAGTTAGTTAAACTTTTAAACAAAGTTTATCCTGAAAAGTCTGCTGTTTTAACAGATAATCCTAATAAAATATACTTTGAAGCAGGTCAACGTGATGTTGTCAAGTTTATTAACATGTTAAAAGAGAGGACAGAGAAGTAATTATGTGTATGTCAAAGCCTAAAGCACCTCAGATTGTGCAAGCTCCTGCACCTATTCCACCTTCAGCGCCTATTGAAGAAGATAAAGCGCCTAAAGTAGAAACAGCAGTAGATATGGACAAAGATTTAGATTTGAAGAAAAAGAAAAAAGTTGGAACTACAGCTTTACAAACATCTTCTGGTCTAAACATACCCACTACATCCGGTTTAAATATAACTTAATATTATGCATTATAATAATATGTTACAACAAAGCGCTAAAGAGCGATACGAAACATTAAGACAACACAGAGAACACTTTTTAGATAGAGGACAAGAGTGTAGTGAATTAACTATACCTTCACTTTTACCACCAGATGGCTTTCATTCTTCTACAGATTTATATAATCCATTTCAATCAGTTGGCGCAAGAGGCGTTAACAACTTAGCAAGTAAACTTCTTTTACTTTTGCTTCCACCCAATTCCCCATTTTTTAGATTATCAGTATCAGGTAACGCTAAAAGAGATTTAGACCAACAAAAAGAAATTAAGTCTGAAGTAGAAAAATCTTTAGCAACTATTGAAAGAGAAGTCTCAAGTAAAATAGAACAACTTGCATTAAGAGTTAGTGTGTTTGAAGCATTAAAACATTTAATTGTAGCAGGTAATGTCTTAACTTACTTACCTAAAAAAGGAACTATGAGAGTATTTCCTTTAACAAATTTTGTATGTAAAAGAGATGCTTCAGGTAACATTGTAGAAATAGTTATTGAAGAGACTATTCATCCAACATATTTAGATGGTGACACATTAGAAAGAATTTCACAGTTTGAAGATTACAAACCAGATGAAGAGTGTGAACTTTACACACACATTTACAAATTAAACGATAAAGAATTTTACACTTGTCAAGAAGTAAAAGGTGTTAAGATTGAAAGCTCACAAGGTACATACCCTATAGACAGTCTACCATATCAAGCATTAAGAATGGTAAGAGTAGACAATGAAGATTATGGTCGTGGTTATGTAGAAGAGTTTTTAGGTGATTTAAAATCATTAGAAGGATTATCACAAGCGCTTGTAGAAAGTGCGGCGGCATCTTCTAAAGTAGTATTTATGGTGAGACCTAACTCTGTTACTAGAAAAAAAGATTTAGCTAATACTAGAAATGGTGATATTATTACTGGTAGTGCAGATGATGTAGCTGTGTTACAAGCACAAAAACAATATGACTTACAAGTCGTAGAGAGAAGTATTGCTAAGTTAGAAGAAAGATTATCGTATGCTTTCTTATTAAACACAGCTATACAAAGAGATGCTGAAAGAGTAACAGCACAAGAAATTAGATACATGGCTCAACAATTAGAAACTGCTATGGGTGGTATATATTCATTACTATCACAAGAGTTTCAATTACCTTTGGTGACCATATTAATGAAACGTATGTCTCAAGCAAATGAGATACCTTCATTACCTAAAAATTCTGTTAAGCCTACAATTATTACAGGTGTAGAAGCTTTAGGTAGAGGAAATGATTTACAAAAATTAAGAGAATTTGTTGCTGAGATTGCAAACTTAGCACAAGTAAATCCTGCTGTAGTACAAAGTTTAAATGCTCAGGATTTAATTAAACGTATTGCTACTGGTTTAGGTATTGATACGGAAGGTCTTGTTAAGTCTGATGAAGAACTTGCACAAGAACAATCAGCTCAAGAAGATGCTATGCAAAATCAACAGATGATGCAAATGGCAGAGAAGGCTATAGCACCCGCAGTACAAGGTGCTATGAAACAATCACAAGAAGGATAATTAGATGGTAGATAAAGTAGAAATACAGGAAGAAGAAACTGGTATTGAACAACCAGTAGAACAAACAAACGAGACACAGTCGGCACAAAGTAAACCTGAAGGCTTGCCTGAAAAATTCAACAGTGTTGAAGATTTAGCAAAGTCATATGCAGAGTTAGAAAAGAAACTTGGTGGACAATCTCAAGAAACAAAAGACGAAGTAGACCCAGTTGCTAAAGCAACACCTAAGTCTGATAATAATTTAGAAATAGCTGAGAAAGCTGTTACTGATGCAGGTTTAGATATGTCTTCTTTACAAGCAGAGTATGCTGAAAAAGGTGAGTTAGATACAAAGTCTTATGAAGCTTTAGAAAAAGCAGGCATATCAAAAGAATATGTGGATAGTTACATTGCAGGTCAAGAAGCTATTGCTAAAACACAAGCAGATGAAATTAAATCTACTGTTGGTGGTGATGACACATATCAGGAGATGGTTGACTGGGCTTCTAAAAATATGACTGAAGGTGAGAAAACTGCTTACAACAAAGCTGTAAACAGTGGTGACATGGACACAGTTAAACTAGCTGTCAATGCACTTAAAGGTCAATTTGAAAGAGCTAATGGTGTTGAGCCTAAACTTGTAGAAGGTAAAGCACAACCAAGTCAAGAACAAGGTTTCTTGTCATGGGCTCAAGTAACAGAGGCTATGGCTGACCCTAGATATGCTAAAGATATGGCATATCAAAACGAAGTTAAAAATAAATTAGCTAACAGTAACTTATAATATGTGGTTAATAGCATTAAAAAAGCTGTATGACGCAGAGGTTGCGGAGAGTACAGCAGTTATTGATACATTTTTAAAAAATTCTGTTGGTGTTGCAGACCATGATAATTTTATGAAAACTATAAAATCACAGTTTGATAAATTA